TTGTCGACGCTGGGGACCTGGCATCGAAGGTTGTCGATGCGCTCATCGCCAGCGGGATCGATCCCGACGCGGTGCTGGAGAAGAAGGGTTGGGAGAATTTTGAAAACCTGACCGAGAAGGATGCTGACGCGATCATCGCGTGGGCATCGAAGAAGTAGGAGGCGCTATGAATTTCTGTCAGATCACGCTCATCGGACACGTCGGACGCGACGCGGTCCAGAAGGAGTACAGCGGCAAGACGGTGACGTCGTTTAGCCTCGCAGTGTCACGCAACCGCAAGGGCGCTGACGGCGAGTGGACCTCGAAGACGACCTGGTATGAGGTTTCCGCGTTTGGTCCAATCGGCGATTCACTGGTCACCCAGGCAACCAAGGGCGAGAACATGCTCGTCATTGGTCGCCTTGAGGCTCGTGAGTACACCAAGAAGGATGGTTCGGCTGGCGTTTCACTCGACGTAACGGTCGACAAGGCGATGCCACTTGAGCGCAAGAAGACTGGTGAGTCCACCCCGACGACGTCGGGAGCGGACCTCGAGTCCCTTCCGTTTTAAGCATGACGCGCAAGGATTCGATCCTGCGCATCCTCCGCGAGCGTCGTGGTGAATGGGTCGACGGTGCTGAGTTCATCGGCGTCGAGACTGGTGGCATTCGCTACGGCGCTCGCATCGAGGAATTGCGCCAGGAGGGACATAAGATCGAATCCCAGCGGTCACCGAACCCGCGCAAAGCGGTATGGCAGTACCGTATTGTTGAGGACGGAGGCTCCTGGTATTGCACGTCGTGTGAATCGCGCCTCCCAGCATCCGAATTCCATGGTGACTCTACGGTCGCCGAGGGCTTTGCAATGATGGGCTGCTCGAAGTGCAAGGCGAAAAGGGTATGGAGGAAGAAGGCATGACGACTTGGATTCGGTTTGAGATTGGGGCGATTCGCAGCCGCAAGATTGCCCTGTTGCCGTCCGACAGCGCTCGATGGGCGTGGTGGGCGACAGTGTCGGCGGCAAAAGAGCAGCGCCCGAGCGGGCAGTTTGCCAATGAGCAGCACCTGCAGGCGTGTGTGACGTCAACCGTTGCGGCTGAGTTCGACACGCTAGTGTCGGCTGGCTTGCTTGAGGTTGCACCAGACCTATGCGACCGCTGCACCATGTCATTCAACGTTCCAGACGGCACGATCGTTGTGCATGACTGGCACTCATACCAGTTGGACCCGACGGGGACCGAGCGCAGTCGACGCGCGCGGGAAAAGGCAACGGTCAAAACTGGGGGGTATGTAGATACTCGACCCGTCAAGATCGAGGCTCCTGAGGCTCCTGGCACCCCTGTTCAAAAAGCGTCTGACGAAAAATCGCCGTATGGCATCGCAATTGAGTGGATCGAGCGCAAGACGCAACGCGAATGGTTTGTGTCGTCACCTAACTCGGCGCTGTGGCGTGCGCTTCGTGACATTGTCGACACGCATGGCGTTGAGAAAGTCGTTGCAACGTTTCAGTCACTAAGCGAGCAGCACGTTTCACTTACCCGCGCCGAACAGTTCGTCTACGGAGCGCAGCGCGTTCTGGAGCCGATCCCATCGGTACGAGCCGCAAAAAATCTTGCAGCCAATAGCCTGGAGGGTCACGCGCATGACGTCTACGACAAACTCGGCTGAGTTGCGTGCCGTCATGGAGAGGACGGGAGTCTCACATCGGCACATCGATGCCCGTCTCGACGGGTACAAGCCAGGCACTGAGTCGCAGGTGAAGGCGCATGAGTACGTCACTGGCTGGGCTAATTCGGATTCTGCCAATGGTTGGGTGCTGTTTGGCAAGCCTGGAGTAGGCAAAACACACCTGGCTGTTGCTGGAATTGCGGGTCGACTGCAGCGGCGCCTTGAGATGCTCGACCCAGAGAAGCCCTGGGATCGACCAGCCGCCACCCATGCCTGCATCGTCAACGTGGCGAAGTTGCTGGATGACTTGCGGCATGGGTTTAAGACGGGCGATCGAGCATTCGAGGATGCCTTCCGACACGTACGTGACGCCTGCCCGCTGCTGCTGCTCGACGATTTAGGGCGCGAGAAGGTCACCGACTGGGCGGGCGAGCGCATCTATGTGCTCTTCGAGTCTCGCTATTCCAATATGCTGACCACGCTGGTGACGTCAAACGCGACACCGCGCGCGCTGTCTGAGTTCGGCTACGGTGCCGTCGTCTCTCGACTTGCCGAGATGGGCGATTTCATTGAGGTGCAGGGAGATGACCAGCGTGTCGCACGACACGTCGTACGTTCCTGAGACGAGCGAAATTTTCTGGTGCTACGTCAAGGGGACGCCGCGCCCGCAGGGGAGTGCGCGTGCGTTTGTCGTTGGCAAGCGGGCGGTAATCACGTCGGCATCGAAGCATCTAGCAGGGTGGCGCACGCAGATGACTGCTGAGATCGTTCGCGCCATGCGGCTAAAGCAGTTCCAGAAGATCGATGGACCAGTGTGCGTTGCCCTGGAGTTCTTTCTCGATCAGGCAAAGAGCAATACGAAACGTCGACCCACACAGAAGCCAGACATTGATAAACTGGCGCGAGCGGTTCTCGATGCCTGCACTGATGCAGGTCTATGGGAAGACGACTCCCAAGTCGTCATATTGACTGCCGAAAAGAGTTGGGCAGTCGGAGAGGGCGTGGCGCTACCAGGCGTCACGATCATGGTGAAGCCGTGCTAAAGCCATTGCTGGTAGTCATCGTTTCAACATCAATGCTGATGGGAATGTTTGTTGGTCAAGTCATTGCCCCGCCAATTCCTAGCCCAAGTGCTACCGTTGCACCTACGCAGTCACCCGATGAGTCTCCATCATCGACGTATACACCGAAGATCATTACGGGTACCGCGTCGTGGTTCGACGCCAATCGACACGGACAATCGACTTGGTATACCCGCGCTGGCATTGAGTGGTACGCCGCGGCTGGTCCAGCGCTTCGTGAGTTGCTTGGCGACCCAGACCCCTACCTTGAGGACTACGCGGTGCTGATCACAAACGTCAAGACGGGTCGCAGCGCTGTTGTCCACGTCGTCGACTGGTGCAGTTGCAGCAAAGGCAATAAGTTCGAGAAGATCGTCGACCTGGCGCCATCCCTCTGGGTTGCGTTGTCGGATCAGCCGTTGTCGGTTGGCATCCAGACCGTCACCATTCAACTGCTACCATGAGCGACATGAAGAAGGAATCGACCGCCCACATCGTTGGCAACGGGGACGCCATTGCTGTATTCCTGGACGCTGACATGGCGTCACGGATGTCGGACGAGATCCTGGCGATGCGCCTGGTCATCGGCATGGCGGCTGATAGTGACGCGTCGACGAGCCTGCTCCTGGCAATGGCGCTTCGATCCGCGGCGCAGTCCGAGGACCCCGTCTCGCATCGACTGAACCTCACTGAGGAGGACCTCGACGGTCGAAGCCTGCTCAAACTCGCCTACGGGTCAAAAACGGTCGACGCCGACTGACGCTCGACCCCTGGCGCAGGGGTTAGCCGCACGCTCGCAGCCCCAAAAAGCACCAGGGCATCTACCCACACCCACCCCTTAAACGGGGCTGTACGAGCCGCATTTGTGCCTGTTCGTTTGTTACAACCTGCATAAAAAATATTCATGCTGAGTTGCCTTAAAACGCTTGACATACTGCATGGGAGGTCATACCTTATGTGTAGAGGGAAGCCACCAGGCAACCCCAAAGGGCTAAAGCCCAAGGAGGACAGATGACCCGACTCGAAGGAAAAAACCTGGCATTCGCCGAGAAGTACTTTGAGAGCCTGGGCGCCGAGCGCCAGCAGGCGTGCATCGATCTCATCGAGGGGCAGCAGGCGCGCAGCATGTGCTGCGAGCCATACGACTGCATGTGCCATGAGCAGTGCAGCGAGGAGTACGGCTACTGCCGAACCTGCCAGGAGGGTGCGGAGATCTACGGTCGGGTTGGCGACGTCCACCCGATCGTCTGGGACCTCGTCCGAGACATGATCGACGAGGAGAGGCACCTGGTGTTTGCCCACGAGCGGGCAATGATCCGCGACCTGGAGGCAGTTGGCGACTACGCCGCTGTCGACCGCATCCTGGAGTCTTGACAAACTGTAGGAGTAGGTCTTAGGATTCAAGTGAGGGGCAAATGACCCCTCGACAAGGGCAAAAGCCCAAGGAGGTTCAAATGGCAAAGCGAGGAAACCTCAGGACCCAGAAGGGAATCCTGGAGCACTGCGAGGATCAGGGCGAGGTCGTCGCCCACGATCCTGCAATCGAAGGCGCCTACGTCGGGCAGCCAGCCACCTTCCACATTGGCGGTGACTGCTACGCGACTCAGGTTGTCGACGTCAAGCGCGGTGCCGACGGCAAGGTTCGCACGATCAGCACGGGGCGAGGGTCAACCTTCACTGTGAAGATCAGCGCCAACTGCCAGATCGGTGCAGGTGACTGGAAGTCCTGGCGGCACGAAACCTACCTCAGCGGTCGCAACACGAGCGGCTGGCTTGAGTTGGGTGTCGCTGTCGACTACATGGACCCACACTTCTAACCGAGAGTAGAGAGGAGGAGAGACAAATGGGACGCATGGGACTCGAGTCCATGGGGGATGAGGTGAAGCGCCAGGGGTTGACGCTGGAGACAGCGCTCGCCTGGCACTTCCAGGCGAATTGCTACCCGCCAATCCCGTCGGTGTTCATTCCGACGGCGAAGCGCGCAATCGAGCGCGTCAACGCGGGCGACAACAGCGCCCTGGTCAAGATGCCGAAGGGCATCACTCACAAAGTCTGGGGGGCGAAGGTGCCAGCCTACGTGCTGATCGACTCGCTACACCTGGGCGCATTGTGCAATGAGGAGGAGTTCTAATGACGCTGGTATCTGATCACGTCACGAAGTGCAAGGGCTGCGACGAGACGATCGACCACGACGGCGATGGTGGGCGCTACTCCGAGAAGGCGGGCGCCGAGTATTGCTGGTCGTGCTTTGAGTCGGACGTCGAGCACGCCAGCACCATTACGTACCTGGTCAACGGCGACGCACCGCGAACGGTCAAGGTCGCAACGCACTGGGTGCTCGATGGCGAGTACTACGAGGAGGTCCCTGCTAAGGAGTCCGACAAGATCCACCGCGAGTGGAGGGCGTCGAGCGCCTGGCGTGGTCACTACAACACGACGCTGGACGGCTGGACCGAGGTGCGCGAAGGCGTCTACCTCTGGGGCGAGTCGACGTCGATCGTGGAACTGGGGACCAAACTCCAGGAACTACATGAGGCGGAGTTGCTGCCGTGCGAGGTAGCGCTTATTGCTGATCCAACGTCAAACCTGTTTGCCGCTGGGTGTTCGGTATGGGTACGCGACGAAAATCTCGACGCGTGGAATGAGCAGTTTAGTGAAGAGGAGGAGTCATGACGGCTAAGTTCGCAACGCTTAAGCGGCAAGCACGACTCGTGTCGGAGCAGCGTGGTCACGCTCTGAGCAAGTTCTCTTCGGTCCCTCAGTGGGCGCAGGAGATGGGCGCTAAGAGCGAAGCAACGTGCGACACATGCTACGCGTGGGTGTCGGTCACAACTCGACCCTTGCCGAATGACATCGGCATGGGCGGGTCAGCACTTGCAATCAACTGCGTCGGCAGCAAGTAAGGAAGGAGCAGTTATGACGGTAGTAGACGGTCAGGTTGCATGGGTCGATAAGGTCCCATGCCCACGGTGCAAGATGGCGTACCCAGGCATTGGGGCGCTCTCTCGTCGGGATAACCGCACCGAGGTTTGCTCGAGTTGCGGCAGCGAAGAGGCGGTCATCCAGTTTCACGCAATGGATGACGTGCGCAACGGGGTCGAGAAGACGATCCCGCTAGGCGAGTGGGACGAGGCAGTGTATGCTGTTGGTCGTCGTAACGCGGAGGCATTGCGCGATGCGGCACGTTGACAGCGGTCCGATCGTAGAGTCCTCCCTACGGTCGGACCCTCCTACCCGCATGGGCGAGGACCCAGGGTTCACCATTCTCGAGCAGGGCTGCATGACGCCGCCCGTGCGCGGGAAGCATCCAGCAACCTACACCGAGGCTGCGCTCTACGTCGCAGATGGCGGGTGGCTGCGTCAGCCTGGCATCCTTTGGCATGACCAGATCCAACGCATTGAGAAGGGCGACTGGCAACTACCAGGCGACCACATCACGCTACCGCCAGGCACGTACGAGGACTGGATGGTGTCAGATCGTGAGCAGGTTGCTGAAGCGGTCCATCACGTGCTGTCGGATGCCTACGATGACTTCATCGAGGAGTACGAGAGCAACGGCGAGGACAAGGTGGGCTGGTGGCGCTACAAGAACGTCACTGGACTATTCGACGGCGATGGCAATGCCGAGTTCTACCTCTGGGCGACGCCGTCAGCGGCTGATGCTCACTGGGAGATCATCAAGAGCCTTGCTGCGGGCGAGTCCGTCATCCGTTGCGAACAACGGTGTGGCGTCATCTGGAACATGAAGCGTACCCTTTCTGTTAGCATGCACCACGTGCAGCACAAAGAGGGGTACTGCAAGGGTATCGACTTGACGCAGGAGGGATAGGTGGACGCAGACATCGTCGTCGTAGCCAACATCGGCTCAGGCATCACGCTCTGGGTCCCTAAGACGTTGCGTGGCGAGTCACACATCCACACGTTGCCAACTAAGCCCTGGCAACATCTAGGCGGCAACCTGGTTGTGCCGCAAGGCGCCAGCCCTACGCTGGTTCAGGAGGCGATCACCGCAGGGCTGATTGTCGACGTACGAGAGGAAACATCGAATGGCAAAGAGTAAGGCAGCCGAGCAGATCGCTGGGTACTACACCGCTCGAGGAGCAGCGAAGAAGATTGGGATCACCGCCAACACCGTGCAGGTGCAGTTGTGGCGTGGAACGATCAAGGGGATCAAGGTGGGCGGTGCCTGGCTGATCCACGAGGATGAGGTCAAGCGCTATCGCGCGGAGAACAAGGGCAACGTCGGGCGTCCGTCGAAGGCTGATCATGCCTGACACTGAAGACCAGATGCTCTTGGCTGACGGGTTTGAGGATTGTTTTGTGGGCGTCGCATCGTTGTTTACCCACGTGGGCATCCGTCGCGTTGCGGTGTACGACTACGACAAGATGGTGCGCAACCTACGGTTTCGAGAAAACATGTCACGCGCTGATGCAGAGGAGTACCTCATCAATAACACGCTCGGGGCATACGTTGGACCAAACACGCCCGTGTACATGCGAGGCATGAGCCTGGACACAGCAAAAGAGATGATCGCGCTCGAGGATTAGTGGTATAATCGTTGTATGAAAGGTCCACGCGAGTACCGAGACCTGATCGACAGAGCCAAGGGGCAGGGCTGGACTATCTACCTGAGTGGTGGTGGTCACCTGGTCTGGCAATCGCCTACGGGCGTCAAGGTATTCTCTGCATCAAGCCCGTCTGACCATAGAGCGGTCAAAAACGTTAAGCGGGACTTGAAGCGATACGGGATGAGGTTTGATGACTGACGAAGAGCCAACACTAGGCGTTGCACGTCGACCTACCGAGCCGCGCAAGTGGTCTGACGAGCGCATCGAGGTCATCCTGGAATCTTTGCGCAGGGGCAACACCAGGTCTGCATCATCGGCTGCTGCTGGTATCTCGAGGGCTACCTTCTACCGCTGGATCGAGGAAGATGAGACACTACGAGACAGCGTAGAAAAAGCAGAGGCTGAGGCAGAGACGCGGTTTGCTGATCGCATCCTTGACGCAGCCGATTCTGGGCAATGGACCGCTGCAGCATGGTGGCTGGAGCGTCGTAGGCACCAGGAGTACCGCAAGCGCGAGGGCGTGCAGGTCACTGGCGCTGATGGCGGGGCGGTACAGGTAGAGCAGATTAATACGGCAACAGAGAGCGAGGCACAACGTCTTGGACGAACGCTTGCACTACTGGAACAATTGGGCATCATCGCTCGACCCATCGAAGCGGGAGATGTTGTCGAAGGCGTTAGCACCGACGCTTCCCCCGTACGTCCCCCATCGTCCTGAGGTACCGCAAGCGGTCTTCCTGGCTATCGACGCTAAGGAAGCGCTATACGGTGGGGCTGCTGGTGGTGGTAAGAGTGATGCGTTGCTTATGGCGGCGTTGCAATACGTCCATGTACCCGATTACAGCGCCCTGCTGCTACGTAAGACCTACGCAGACCTATCCCTCCCTGATGCGATCATGGACCGTGCCAAGCGTTGGCTCATGGGCGTTGAAGGGGTCAAGTGGAACCAGGAGCGTCGAGAATTCCGCTTCCCCTCTGGTGCATCCCTAGTATTCGGATACCTGGAGACCGACATTGACAAGTATCGCTACCAGGGTGCTGCATTCCAATTCATTGGCATCGACGAGGTAACGCAATTCCCTGAATCGTCGTACACCTACCTGCTCTCACGTCTACGTCGAGCATCGACCTCTGAGGTACCCCTACGCATGCGGGCGGCATCTAACCCTGGCGGCATTGGGCATGAATGGGTCTACCAACGCTTCATCCCGCGATTCGACCCACGTGTAGGCAAGATGGTGACCCCTAGCGATAGGGATGGGAAGCCGCGTATCTTCGTACCCGCCCGCCTCGACGACAACCCACACCTTGACCAGGACGCCTATAGGGGCATGCTTGCCGAATTGGATGACGTTACACGCGCACACCTGCTCGATGGCGCATGGGACGTCACGGGCATTGGCGACCTATTCCAGCCCCAGAGCCTGCACAACGTGGTGGATGAGGTGCCATGGGCGGATTGCCGTTGGGTGCGTTACTGGGACCTAGCCGCAACGCAAGCCAAGCCAGGACGCGACCCCGACTACACCGTAGGGGCGCTCATGGGCAGGGGCAAGAATGGCATGACCTACGTGGCAGACATCCAGCGCGTACGCATGCGACCTGATGGCGTCGAAGCCCTGGTACGTCAATGCGCCGAGACCGATCCTCCCCATACGTCGATCCGCATGGAGCAGGAGCCTGGTGCATCGGGCGTCATGGCGATCGATCACTACCAGCGCCGCATCCTCTACGGCTACGACTTTGTGGGGGTGCGATCCACGGGACCTAAGGACGTACGCGCACGTGCTATTGCAGCGGCTGCTAACCGTGGCACGATCCTGCTACTACGTGCGCCCTGGAATGCAGCCCTACAGCAAGAGGCATACGCCTTCCCCAAGAGCGCGCATGACGACCAGGTGGACGCATTGAGCGGAGGCTTTGGCGAATTGCGTGCTATGTATTCCTCTGCTAGTGCCACAGTGGGGCAATCAAATGGTAAGGTTGGGCAGACACGCCCGACCCTAAGCATGCGCACGGGGCAACGGACAGCATTGAATCTGAGGAGCCGATACTAATGCCAACACTACGGGAGCGAATCGCAGCAGCAGCCAAGGCGTTCCAGGTGCAGGAGAGCATCGATTACGCCGCTACCTACGCTGATCCAGACGAAGCGTTTTTCCGACGTCTTACGGGCGAGACCCGAGACCTTAGCCCCGTTACCCATGAGCGCGCACGTGCGATTAGCCGCTTCCTGCAGCGCCAGAATCCTCTAGCACGACGTCTCTCTGAATTGATGCTGGACTTCGTGGTGGGCGACGGTCTCGAGATTACCTCCGAGAATGAGGATGCAGACGGGATCATTGAGGAGTGGTGGACCGACCCCATGATGCGCCTGGACCTGCGACACCGCGAGATTATCCAGGGGCTAGGCATCGACGGCGAGATCTTCCTGCGCGCGTATGTGAAGAATGGCGTTACGCGATTCGGCTTCATTGACCCTGCCCGTGTGGTTGAGGTCAAGAAGGACCCTGACAATGCGTTCGTCGACAAGGAGATCCACGTAGCGCGACGTGATGCGGCTGGTGGTGTGGACGTCTACCAGGTCATGCAGATCGATTACCAAGAGAGTGGCATGCCGATCTATGAGGGCGACGTGTTCTTCTATAGCGTCAATCGCCCTATTGGAGCCACACGCGGCACACCAGACACCCTCTCGCTGGCTGACTGGATCGACGCCTACGACCAATTGCTCTTCAATAGCATTGACCGCAGCGCTCTTATGAATTCGTTTGTGTGGGACGTCACCCTACGTGGGGCGGACAATGAGCAGGTGTCGGAATGGGTAGAGCGCCATGGTGCATCCCCGCGACCTGGCACCGTACGCGTTCACAATGATGCAGAGACCTGGAATGCCGTGACCCCATCCCTGGGTGCAGCAGAGCAGGAGATCGTGGCACGCACGGTCAAGAACCTCATCCTTGGTGGTGCAGGCATCCCTGAGGCGTGGTTTGCGGATGGCGATGCAGCCAACCGTGCAACCGTAGCCGAGCAGGGCGACCCGACCTACCGCATGCTCACTGCACGTCAGCGCCTGGTACGTGGGATTTTCGAGGACCTCGTCACCTTTGTGCTGGTCAATGCAATCGAAGCAGGGCGTCTCTCCCCAGACGAGGAGGGCGAGGTGCCAGAATTCGACATCATCTTCCCAGACCCAAGCGTTGAGGATACGAAGGGCATCAGCACCGTGCTGCCATCCCTAGTCAATGCGCTCATGGCTGCCAAGAGCGAATCCCTCATCAGCACCGAGACATCCCGCAAGGTCTTCCTCTCCCTGGTCAAGCAAATGGGCATGGACATCGACCTAGCAGAAGAGGTCCTCAAGATTGAAGAGGAGAAGGCTGAAGCCGATGCAGAGGCGCAGGCGATGGGCAATATGGGCGCAAACCCTATGGCACAGGCGCTCGCTGGTATGCAGAAGCCAGGACAGCAGCCAGGACAACCCGCCCAGCCAGGTGAGCCACAACCACAGCCAGGCACACCGCAGCAGAAGCCCGCTGGCGGTATGCTGACGTTCAACGGCGTCGCTGGTAACGGCGCGGGAGACGAAGCAGCAACGGAGGACTAAATGGCGCGTACGCTCCTCGGCGAGGCGCTCTCACCAGAGCAGCGCCGCCAACGTGCCATCCAGATCGCGCGTCAGATTGAGAGCGCGGTCAATAGCCGTACCGAGGCTACCGTCGCAGCCGTCACGGGCGACCTAAACCGCCTACGCATTGAAATCATTGGGCTACTAGCGCAGCAGCCACCATCCTGGCAGGTCACGCAATTGACTGCCCTGCTCGCAGAGGTCAAGGCAGCGGTCGATCGCTGGAAGGCAGGGGCAGCATCCCGCGTAGGGCAAGGCACGCTGGCAAACGCAGACGAAGGCGCAGCCCTCCCTGGAGCCATTGCCATTGCTGTAGGCAACGAAGACGTGGGCATGATCGCATCCGAATACGCCCAGCCCAGCATTGACGACACCGTGGTAGAGGTTGCCTACGCATCGAGCGCCTACATGGTCGAGGACATTGGCGGGACGCTGCAGGTGCAGGTTGATTCACTCATCCGACGGATGGCGCTGGCTGGAATGACCCCCTACGACGCCATTCAATCCCTTACCCCAAGCGCCACCGTGCGACGTGGCATGCCCTTTGCAAGCGCAGCCCAGCGTGCAGAGACCATCATCCGCACCGAGATGGGGCGCGTGTTCTCCCAGGCGACCGACGCCGCAATGCAGGATGCAAGCGATTACCTCCCAGGGCTACGTCAGCAATGGATTGCCACCGACGATGACCGCACCCGACCATCACACCGCGATGCACATGAGCAGATCGTGGACATGGGCGAGCCGTTTGACGTAGGCGGCGCATCCCTACGCTTCCCCCGCGATCCTGATGGACCACCAGAGGAGACCATCAATTGCAGGTGTGTGGTCGTGCCGTGGATCGACGAATGGGAGGTGCAGCAGGGGCTTGAGGATCGCCTTGCCGCAGAGGGGCTGGCTTTTCCCGCGATGCCCGCAGGCGATGGCGAAACATGGGGCATTGACGTTCCATACGAGGTGCCAGACGTCGCGTCGCTCACCCCAGAGGCAGACATGGGCAACGTTCGCAAATCGATTACCAACCTGGTCTCTGCGTTGCAATCGACGCGCTTCAAGAATGCCGTTGACCCACTTGGCGACGTAAAAGACAAGGCATCGACCGTAAAGAAAGACAAGGCTCAGGGGCGATCCCTTGGGTTCCTACGTCACGCCCTGGAATCTGATGGTACCCCAGAGGGTCGACGCAAGGCTGCTGAGGCGTGGCTAGAGCAGGAATTGGCATATCAGAAATCAATTGGCAACGACAGCGTGCGCGTATTGCAGATCCTACGCAACGAAGCCAAGTACCTCGACGTCGGTATCCAGGCTGCGCGATTGACCGTAAGCAATTTGCTTATGGAATTGCTGCCGCAAGCAGGCACCTCCGCAGGCGGTTCCGCAGGCGGCAATTTTGCGTCCGTATTGCGCTTAGACGGCAAGCCTAAGGGTTCGCAATCAAAGTTCTATGGCATCACCGACAAGGAGTGGGCGGCATCGGACCCAAATGTTAGGGGCGCAGTGTCGGTTGCGTATAGCCGCATTGCTGATAAGGAAGACCCAGTAGTGTCCGTAGCAATTGAGGACCGAGTACGACGCGCAAAACTAATCGAGGAATTGGCGCGTAAGGCTGGGGTTGATCCATACGGCGGCTCGCTAGTCCCAGTCTCTGGCGGCGCAGAGAGCGGGCAGGCAGGTACAGATTGGCTGCGCTTCTTGTCAACCCTTCCAGACGAAGCACTGCTCGGTGTCTCGGTGGTCGAGGATGGGCAAACATCGCAGTATGGCGGCAGCGATAAAAACCAACGCGTAGAGCGCATGACACTTATGCCTGTGTGGGTCGGCGGAGGAACGGGTCAGGAATACGAATTGATTACCGTAGACGAGTGGCGCAAGCAAATGCGCGCGGCAGCAGACGGCATTGACGCTATGCGTACATTGCGCAGTGAAGCATCGGCGGTTGCGCACGTCGCTTGGGCAAAGCAAGCATCAGAAGGCACCATTAACGTGGGCGTGCGCTCTGAATCACCAGTCGCCGTCGGTGGCATTACAACCAGGGAGCCAAGCGCGAAAACTCTTGGCGCGTTCCGCAAAGGAAAAGAACTAGAGAAAGCAACGGACGTAGAGAAAGCGCTGACCACAATTGAGCGCATTATCCTCAAGGACGGACGCATCATGCCTACGACGTGGGCAGGAAAAGCAGAGGTTACCGACCTTTCCAACGCATCGGGCGAGCATGACTGGGATGGAAAGATCAGGATTAGCACGGACACCTGGGCGACGCTTAATGCGCCTGGTGCAGAGGGCGCACGAACAGCCGCCAAGACCCTGATTCACGAGATGGTCCATGGATCACGAAGCACCGCATCCGACCAAGAATTTGTGCAGGCGCTTGGAATCGAGGAAGGGCTAACCGAATTGCGGTCCCAGATTATTGCTGCGCCTCTAATTGCACAGCACGTAGAAAGCAAATTTGCCAGCGGCAAGCCAACGAAAGACCCATTGGCAAAGGCGTTTGGTGTTATTGCACCAGAGACCGCACCAAAGACAATGAAAAATGTCCTCATCCCAGCGATCCAAAAGGTCAGCCTGACGGGTGGACCAGCGGAGGGATGGACAGAACAACAATGGAAAGTTGTTTCAGAAGACGCCGCAGGATCGATTGCGCGTGACCTGGAATACATTCTGCGCGGCGGTCGACGCACCCAGGACGACATCAATTGGGGAAACTTTGCATCCGTCGGTGCGTCTTCGCCATCTTATGCCGCGGCAATGAAGGAGTGGCTAGGCGACATCCTCGGTAGCGAGCGTTGGCTAGAAAGCGGCGACCGTGCAGAAATTTTTGGTAAGCGCGCCGCAGATACACTCCGCGACCTTGTACGTATTGTCGAGGGCAAAGACCCCATTAGTGGCGGCGGTTCTGGCGTCGCGGCGCCAAGGTATACCACTGGCAAGGAGATGGAATTCTATTTGCGGGACGCAATCGACCATGGCGTTAGGTCAAGCAAATCAGTTTCTGTGGAATCAAAACTTGCCATGGACCTTCCGCCATTGCCAGGTGAGACCCTCGCAACGCCTAAACCCGTAGTCGGCAGCGCAGCCTGGTACGAGCGTACCCTTCAGGCGTCTCAGCAAGCCCAGGTTGCAGGGGAAGGCGAGAGCGAGCCAAAGGTTTCTCCACACGCAAAGTGGGCATTGCGCCGCAGCGTGGAGGAGGAAGCCAAGGCAATTCGGTACCACATTGTTCGACGCGCAGCAACGGAAATGCTCTCTACGGGTGGCATTGCCCCAGAGACCGTGCTTGCATACGAATTGCTTGAGAAGGGCGCTCTTGCCGCATCCAAGGAAATCGACGTTGCAAATTACAAAACAGAAGATGGGCGAGACGTCGCGGTGGACCCAAAAGACGTGTCAAAGAGGATTGCAGCCAAGTGGGGCTGGGACCGAACGGGCGGTGAAACAGAAGAAACCGCACCTGGCGGTGGCTGGGCGCAACGTCAAGCCGAATCACTGATTGAGGCTGGTCGTGCAAAGTGGGGCGAATATGCCGTCGGCAATGCCCCGAGCGATGCTATGTCTCGCGCGCTACGTGACCGCGAAGCATTTCCACAAATCGCCGCGCGTGAATTGCTTGCCGAGACCTACACATCGATTGCCTATCCGCTGCACATGGGAACCCGCACTGGAGGCGTCATTGGGCTGCCAAAGATTGCGGATCGCCCACAATTCAAGCACGCGCTACGCATGTCGTTTGAACGATTCCACCCAACAGGAGAGAACCTCTACCAGGTTCGGCAAGACGGAAGCCTAACAATGGCTGGGTGGGAAACCCGTGCGTTGCGCAATTGGGCAGACGGTATCGAGGCAATCTCACAGCCAAGCACCCAAAAAGAAATTACCGCCACCCTAAACCAGGCTGCAGCCGTGCGTACGCTTGATGGTCCAGCACGCATTGACCGCAGTTCCTACGGATACCACCGCGCAATGTTGCTCCAGGTGTGGGCTATGGGTAAGCGCATGGGCATGATCGACGTGTCATTCCCCGACTGGATTAGCGAAACACGCTCAGGCATTACGTCATACAGCGAGCGCGTAGAGCAAATTAACCTCATTACCAGGGAGGCGATGGGGATTGAAAAGAAGCCAAAGGCTGCTGGTGACGTCGGCGCTGGCATCATGGACGTGGCAAGGGGCATTGACAAGAGCGGATCATCCTGGGTTGACAGCCCGATTATTGATCCAAAGGCTCATGCTGAATACCAAAGGGTGCTTCGCCCGCTGCTCGAACTACAGGAGCGCGCCCTTGCTGCTGGTGTTGACACAAGCGTCATTGCATTCCATTCGCCCGTAGACCTTGGCAAGCCCGTAACCACAAAGGGCAAAGAAGGCATGAGTCCTGGCGTTGACGCTAAGGGTAAACCAGTGATCCCAGTCCTTAAGGGTAAGTCCTTGGCGCCAGACAAAATGGATTGGTATTGGTGGCAGGACCAAGATCTTCGCCCAGTATCGACGTGGAAACAGGTCGTCACGGACAACAAAATTGACAATCTGCGCGTCTATACGATTGGCGGTCGACAGTTCCAGATTGGTGGAAACCTGAATTGGCTGCCGCTTGGCATGGCACAAGACCGCATGACATTCCGCGATAAGTATGGGCGCTTCCTGATTGGTCCCTGGGACCTTCTCGATTACAATGAGGAGACCTGGAAGAGCGAAGCGTTGGCTGATGAGGTCGAACGGCGTCGTGCAATCCTGCAAAACCTTATTGATCAGCGCACGGAGGGTTCTAAGTGAGCACCAGGGAAGCCAACGTAGAGTATCTAGGCGATATGTTCCGAAAAATTGAAGCCGAACCAGACCCCCTCAAGGCTCGCGCCATGCTTGTGGAGATGACTGAAACGTTACGGGAACGTTTCTTCTACGGCGTCGAGCAGCAATATCAGGACGCTTGGCACATGCTCATGGACCAAATCAAGGCAAAAGAGCAAGAATTGATTAAGGAACCTTCATGATTATCGGCAAGGCGCGCCGTCCCGTATCGTCTCGTACCGTACCGTATCGTATCGTACCGTCTTCCGTTGCAGAGACGTTGCCTGACCGTTGCGACGACGTTGCAGAACCGTTGCATGAGGGGCTGCTATTAGAGCACCTAGAAGGGCAGCACGATCAAGACGATCATGGGAAATGGGCGGCTGCTCGTGCGGCGATGACTGGATCATCCCCTGGGGACGCTGTTCGCGTAGGGAAACTAGCAGCCAAGTTTGGGACCAAAACAACCCGACGTCCATTTGCCAAGCCAAGTTCCGATCCGCAAGAGGCGTTTAAGGTACGAGGTAAATACGAGGACGCTAAAGACCAAATGAAGCGCTGGGAAAAGGGCATTCGGGTCGAAATGGACGGCATTGCCAGCGGAAATGGTGGCACACCATTGGCAGACTTGCGGCTTAACCTGCTCACGCTTATGTCACGGCGCGAACAAAGCGGGCTATATGACCCCGCTAAAGGAAGTGTTGACGAGCAAATTGCAGCAATGAAAACAGAACTTGATCCAATCGAGGCGGAATACAAAGTGCTAAAGCGCGCATTCCATGGAGCAGGCTTGCTCATGGATGCGTGGAACGGATCATTTGCCGACGAAACCGATTCATACGCTGCAGTTTCAGGGCGCGCTGAACCATTTTCATCGTTTGTTATGCACCCAGATATGCCAGACGCCCCTGTTGCAGGAGCAAAAGGATTCCTATATTCGAATGCAGAAACAGGAGAGCCTGAGGCGCTGCATATGACCCTATTTGGCAGTGTCAACATGGTTGAAGGTGCTGGCACGGTGGTGATGGCAGATTTCTTGACGTATGCCGCCGAGAAAGGCGTCAGGGTTGTCATTGTCAGTCCAACGTCTGACGCTAAGTCTTGGTATGCAGGCTTTGGTTTTGAAGAGGCTGGTGGCTCATCTGACACTATGATTCTGAATGACCTGGACGTTAAGGACTGGGCTGCGGCGTATAAAGCGGCTCAAGGGGAGACAAAGTGATGGAAGCCTGGGACCCAGATAAGCCGCTACCACCAGAGATCCTTGCTCGCCTGGCTGCTCTTATGCAGATCAAGGAACACCTTGCGGGACAGCATGATCAAGACGACCATGGCAAATGGGCGTCGGATAGCGAATTCCGCAACACAAACAGCGACGCAGAGAACGCGGTAGATGCTGGATTCAAGATTAAAACTGTCACACGGGGCGGAGACAAAGCCCTGACAATCCGCAGGTACGCCGCCACTGGTACTGCCCAGCAAGAATTTAGCAAGGTCCGTCAGCGCGTAGAAACGCTTGAAAAGGCAAATTACGCAGAGCAAGAGCGAATCTCGGCGCAATTGGTACCAGCACTAACCAAACTTATGTCTACAACGCCGTTTGCTGGCAACGAAGAGTTGTGGGTACAGAACGCAACGTCTGATCAGATCAACGTAATGATTAGCCAGGGATTGACTGATCCAGCCGATATTGCAGCGGCAAAATCTTTGATTGAGGTTCGAGCAGCCGATCGTGCGCTTCAAGCGCTACGAGGTTTGACAAACAATGCGCCAGAAAATCCACACGGATATTTTGGTCGACATGAGGGGCAGGAAACGTACCTGGTTGAAGACGTTGATGGAAAGGCTGCGGGCGTTGTCCGATACCACATTGACGAAGACCTGAAGAACATTAACGTCGAAGAAATGGTTGAACTTGGTGTCGCTCCTGGCATGGTTACGATGGCAGTGGGCGCGGTGATGAAGCACGCAGCAGAAAAAGGGTTTAGCGTCTCATTCCCCCGCACCTACATTTCTGGACGCGCTTTTGCTACGCCTAGCGGATCAGAGCCTGGCATCTTTGGTTGGGGCGACAAATTAATGGAGATTGGCGTTCCGAGCGTGGAGTTGGACGGTAAAGATGCGCGGTACAACACCGCCTCGTACCTTGTCTCGGCTGGTGACGTAAAGGATTGGACACGGGTGGCGCTAGAAGACGTCGACAAGATGTTCGGCTTGCCGCCCAACTGGAAGAAAGATCCAAGCAAGCCATTTGATCCGCCGCCATCCGAGATTACAACCTACTTGCAGCATCAACAGATGGTCCTTAAGGCTAAAGCCACTCCGTCACCAGGAATGAAGTTGTCGCTGGAAGAGATTGCCACGGTAGAGTCTTGGCAATCAATGGATTGGCGCGGGATCAATAAGGCTGCAGCAATCATGTCGGAAAATCCTGTAGATGGGCTGCGCGGATCAGACTTAGAGGGCAGCGACATGGACACTATCGTGGAGGAACTTGACAGCATTGCCGCGCGCAATAGCGCCGAAGAAGATTGGATTCTCTGGCGTGGTGTGTCAGCACCTGGTCTCAAGGGGAATCCAGGCGCTGATCCGCGCCGAGAGGCGGGCATGATTGCCTCCATTCGTGGCGCTGGTGAGGGTGGCATTATTGAATCGGGTAAGTTTGTTTCTATGACTACCGACGAAGCCGTTGCCTCATCGTTCGCCGACGACCGCATGCTGCGGATTAGCGTCCCTGCGGCAACCAAAGGGTTTTGGATTGAAAACCTTGCAGCAGCAAATCCAGACTTGCCAAAGTTCCTCACTGAAAAGGAATTTGTCACGGCGCGTGGGACAAAGTATCGCGTTGATAAGATTGACGAAAACCATCCCGAATACGGGTTCTACGCTGAATTGACGGTGGTGCCGTGAAGAAAAAGAAACTAGTGCCAGCAAACGCCCGCTGGATGGACGACCCTGGCTTTAAGGTCGTTACCGCGCGCGTGCGCGAGCACCTGGCAGGTCAGCACGACCAGGATGACCACGGGAAGTGGGCGGCGGGAAAAGGCGGCACCGAGACAGCGACGGGCAAGGCTGGCGGTGGCGTTCGAACGTATACCCCAACGCGATTCAAGGTCACGTCTGGGTCTGGCGGCGGCGCGTCTAAAGCCGCACCGAAGCCAACCGCCAAACTTACTAAGGTTCTCGACCAGGACAAGCGCATCACCATTAAGGCAGAAAGCACCGACCGCCTACGCCTCTGGGGGCGTGGCACGCTGCAAGAGGTTGCAGAGCGCGTAACGCGCGCGCTTGAAGGCGTTGACAGCGGAACGGCAAAGGTTATTTCTGTCCCGATGCTCGAGGACGAGGATTACTTCTCAAGCCCAGAAGCCTTGCTAGACGCAAAGACCACGCGTCGGTATTGGGACGACAACCAAGGGATGGAGCGAATTGTCGCTGGACCAGCAGACCTGTCAAAGTCTGACGTTGCCTGGACAGGGCTTTCTGATGGCGAAGCACGCCAGGTTATCCGTGCCGCAACGCGCGAAAGGTTTATTCGTGACGTTGCGGAGGCTGACGGCGTCACCCGAGAACAGGCTGCCGAGAGCGTTGACAAGGTTATGGAAAGCGTTCGCGCAGAACTATCTGACGACTCAACCAGGGTCATCATTGGCGTTCCAATGCAGGTCATGGGACAATTTTTGAAAGATGGGAAAATCAAGAACCAGTTTGAAACGGGAACCAGCCAAGGAGTAATGGACACGGATTTCCGTGGCACGTTTGAACAAATTGTGTTTGGCGGAGAAGGTGACGTTCGCTATGGATACCTAGACATTCTTGGCGAGCGACGGCACGCCGCTCACGAAGAAAACCTTAGCGGGCAGTACGGGCAGGTAGAATTTACGCTTAAGGCGGATGTCAAGGAGCGCGCCACGTTCTCCGTCGAAGATTCTTTGGATACCTGGGGGAATCGAGACACGCCATATCTTCCAACCCCGATCATGGACCCGCAATGGGAAGCGTTCTCCTTCAACGACACAGCCGCGTCTGGCATGATGGAACTATCCCAGTCAACCGACCTTACAGAGGCGGGCGACAACAACTACATCGAAGCCCAGGTCTACGGTCCCGTCACCCTAGACGACGTGGAGAAGATCACCGTCTACCCCGACACAGCCGTCACGTCCATGGCGTCTTTTTTCAATAGTGGATACGGCAGCGTTCCATTCAAGGGCGAAGAGGGCGCAGTTCGCTGGATTACAACGCTTGACGAAGCGCTGCAGAAGCAAGGTTTCGAATTGAAGACGTACGGTCCAACAGGCGGGATTACGCGCCTGGAGGATGGGTCGTTCTCCGTCGTCCTGGGCGAAAACAATCGCCTGCTATCGCCGCTGGAATGGGTGCGCAAGCAAAAGGAATCTTACGATTATACCACATCCCTTTACAATAATCTACTAGAGCATTTGCCAGGACAGCACGACCAGGACGAGCATGGTAAGTGGGCGCAGGGGCTAGGCGGCGGCAAGAATGAGGGCAGCATGGCGGCTGGCGGACCATCCGCTGGTCCGATTAAGGCAGCCGCAAAGGTAAAAGCAATTGTCGAGCGCAAAGGCAACTTCCAGCGCGACCGTATGTCCGACATTAAATCCTGGCGCGAAGGCAAACCACGCGAGCGTGGGGTATATGACAGCAGGACTAACCGTGCTGGCAAGGATGGAAGGCTTCGCTGGGTAATTGAAGATCCGCAATTGTTTGCAACACGTGGCTACGAGAATCTC